AAGGAGGAAATAAGAGCATGGCAAAACCCAAGAAGGCTGCAAAGAGAGCCGACGGCGCTACGCTGAACCCGGAAGATTTCCAGAAGGCAATCGACGCGTACAAGGCTCGTCGCGCAGAACGTATGCAGCAGAAGGATTCTGAGACTGAAACTGCGGCAACTCCTGCTGCTGAGGATACAACTGTCGCTCAGAATACCGCTGCTACGCAGGAAACTGAGAACACCGAGGCCAAGGCTGTTGCCAAGGACAGTGAGGCCGTAGAAACACCTCTCGAGAAGGCACATAAGGCTGTGGCTGAGGAGAAACCTGCTGAAGCACCCAAGACCACCGAAGAGAAGCTCCAGCTTGTCAAGGACCGCAGAGACCGCAGAGACTCCTTCGGCGATCCGGAAGATACGAAGTCCGCAAACGGCATTATTGCTGAACAGGACGATGACATCGACATCTTGCTTGGCATCATCGAAGAGATGCTTGCCAAGAAGGACTTCGATTCCTGCGAAGGTCAGGAGAATTGCGACGAGGGCGAGGAAAAGCCGGAGGAGAAAACCGAGGAGAAACCGGAGGAGGAGCCGAATGCTGATGCAGATGACACCAAAGAGCCGGAAAAGACCGAAGAGCCTGCGGAGCCCGATAAGGAAGATTCCGCCGAGGACAAGTCCAACGCCATGAACCTTGACGCGAAGGACATTGACGCGCTCGTCAACGAGAAGGTCAACCTCATCCTGCTTGCCAGAAAGATGAACCTTGATGGTGTTGAGAGCATGAACTCCATCGACGCCAAGAAGGCCATTATCAAAGCTGTTCGTCCGGCTATGCGGTTGGACGGAAAGAGCGCGTCCTACGTCAACGCTGCTTTCGATTTTGCCCGTAGCGAAATTGAAGCAGAGAAGAAGGATGTCAATTATCAGCGCAAGCAGATGATGCGCAAGGACTCCGCTGAACAGGCAAAGCCTTGCAGATCTGCTGCTGAAGCCAGAAAAGAAATGATCAACAAGAGAAACAAGGAGGAAATGTAATATGCAGACTACCTACAATTTCGCAACGAAGAAGGGCGTCGCAGGCGGCCTTCTGGATCTCACCCCGAAAGCAATCGATTCCCGCGTGGTTGAATCCGCAAGCATCGAGTTTGGCTGCCCGGCCTATCAGGGCACTACTGCCGGCAAGACCATTAAGGACACCGGTTCGGTGTTTGATGGCGTCACTGTCAACGGCAGAACTACCGAGCATGATCTTGATGGCAATGTCGTCGTCAAGAAGGGTTCCTCAATCGGCGTTCTGAAGTATGGCCGCATCTATGTGCAGGTCGACTCTGCTGCTTCTGGCATTGCTTACGGTACGCAGGTCTACATCGATGGTAACAAGTTCACGAACAACACGGCAAAGACCGCCATTAACGCGATCTTCGTCGGCGCTGTTGAGAACGGCGTTGCTCCCATTGAGTTGTATAACGCTCCCTATGTGGAGAAGGCAGCGGCTACCCCTGGTGAGGGCGGCTAATCCGGACAAAACGAGGAGGTAAATAGACATGGCTAAAAACACTCATACTGCATACGACCGCGACGATCTCGCCGCGCTGAAGGCTTCCAATCTGCCTGCTGCTCTGCAGACGATGGCTCACTTCGACTCCGCTGAGGACGCTTCCGTGTTCTTTGCCCGTGAGCTCGACTTCGTCAAGGCCCAGTCCTATGACGCAGAGTATCCTGAACTCACTGCACTGACCCTGTTCCCGATTTCCCATGAGGCTGATCCAGGCGCTGAGACGATCACCTACTACAGCTATGACAAGGCTGGTCAGGCCAAGATCATCTCGAACTACTCCAACGACCTGCCCCGTGCAGACGTCGATGGCAAGCCGACCCATGCGACGATCAAGTCTCTGGGTGCATCCTACGGCTACTCTGTCCAGGAAATGCGTGCTTCCAAACTCGCCGGCAAGTCCCTCGATGCCCGCAAGGCTGACAGCGCTCGCTATCAGATCGACGTTCTGGCGAACAGAATCGCATGGGCTGGCGATACTGCGTCCGGTCTGATCGGCGTTCTGTCTTCCGGCAACAACATTCCGCTGTACACGCTCCCGAATGCGTCCAGCGGCAGCACCACTGCTTGGTCGACCAAGACTGCGGCCGAGATCCTGAAGGATATCAATGGTATGCAGAAGCAGGTCTCTGCTGCAACCAAGAACGTGGAGCGTCCTGACACGCTGGTTCTGCCGTCCGATGTCTTCATCGACATCTCGACCCGCCAGATCGACAACACCGGCTACACCGTCAAGCGCTTCGTCCTTGAGAACGCTCCGTTCCTGAAGGATATCGTCCCGGCTTCCGAGCTGAACTCCGACTCCGTTGACACGAACCCGTATGCTGCTGCCTCCAACGGCAAGGGCGTCGCGTTCCTGTTCAAGAAGGATCCGAAGAAGATGACCCTCGAAATCCCGATGCCGTACTACCAGTACCCGCTGCAGGCCCGCGACCTGGAGATCGTGGTTCCGTGCGAAGCTCGTACCGCCGGCGTCATGATTTACTATCCGCTGTCTGCTCTGATTGCAGTCGGCGTCTGATAGCCTGATTTTTTGCAGCGCGATTTCAAAAGAGGAAATCGCGCTGCATTTTTATGAAATTATTCTGAATTTTGAAGGGAGTACGAACAATGAAGATCAAGAATATCGGTACAAAGGTTATCAACATCGGCCAGTGCCTGCTGCTGCCTGATCAGGAATGTACGCCGAATGCTGCCGACGGCTTCGATGAAAGCAATGAAGTCCTGAAGCTTTTTGAGCAGATGGGCCTCATCCATATCATCCACGATCAGAAACGAGGCATCAAGGAGACCGAGGAGACTTCTGAGGAGACCGAGGGGCCTGCTGTGGAGAACGAGGGAGAAGAGAAACCGAAGCGTGGCCGCAGAAAGTCCAAGGAACAGGCTGAAGCGCCTGCTGCCGAAGAATGAGTTGCACGGATACGCTTGAAATCATTCGTTTGACTGCTCCCGAGTTCGCTGCGGTTGAAGAGGACGTCATCGAGAAGTGGACCGAGATATGTGCACCGCTGGTAAGCAGAAAGAAGTTCGGGAAACTGTACCAGCAGGCACTTGCGCTTCTTGTGTGCCACAAACTCAAGATGTCTGGTTTGGGCGACAACACTTTCGGCTCGATTGCAGATACTGCAAGAGTGTCAAGCTATTCTGAAGGATCGACATCGGTTAGCTTCAATTCCGGGTTTACCAGCGGAAACGTAACTACTGGAGAACTGAACCTGACACACTATGGTCTGCAATTCATCGAACTTCGCAAGCTTGTTGTTGTTCCTATTACCATTTCAGGAGTGGAAAATGGCTGATTTCAAGTTCAAACTCACTGCTGCAGGACGGCAATACGAAAAGACAATAAGGGAGATATGCAGCAGGCAAATCTCGCTTGGGTTTCCCGAGGGGATGGCCGCCAAGAAGAGAAGCAGCAGTGGAATAGAAGACGCTGGTGCTATGCTTGCTGATGTTGCCCTATGGAATGAAGTCGGAACATCGAAAATGCCGGCCAGGCCATTCATGGCATCCTCTTTTGAAAATAACGAAAAAAAACTCAAGGCTTTTTGCACACGATGCCTAAAAGAAGTGGAAACTGGAGCCACTGCACAGGATGTCCTTCAGAAAGTCGGCGTGTATGCGAAGGGAATTATCCAGCAAGAGATCTCGGATGGTGACTTCGCAGCGAACGCGCCATCGACCGTTGCCAGGAAGGGCTCTGATAAGCCGTTGATTGACACCGGCCATATGCGCCAGAGCGTCAACTTTGAGATCAAGGGAAAGGAGTGACGGTATGCTGCTGCCCATATTCAAAAAGGACTATATCGTCCGCAGACACGGGGAACAGACCGTCATTGAAGGGCATCCTGCGAAGAAGGCTGATAAGATCTTTCGGGCCATGCTCAATGTGCAGCCTGCCAGCACGGATGAGCTTGCTGTCCTTCCGGAAGGCGAGCGGACGGTGAGCAGACTGAAGGTCTTTTCCAACTTCCCGTTTGTGACAGCGTCGCAGGAGACCGGCATTCCCGGAGACTGGCTGAACTACCACGGGTATTGGTATGAGTGCAAAAGCGCGAACATCTGGGATCATACGCTTCTCAGCCACTATGAATCAGAGTTCGTCATCATCCCAAACCAGAAGGCCGGTGAAAGTTTATGACGCTGAATGAAGTGAACCGTAAACTATTCAGTCTGTTAAGAAGCTACTTTCCGCAGACGCATATCGCATTTGCAGAAGTGAATCAGGTCAAGGGGCATATTCCGGCGCTTACCATCAGGGCGGGCAATCTGAAACGTGCATTGTTCCCGATTACACGGGAAATCAACGGCGTTCCGTGTGATTGCTGGGTGCAGCAGTATCCTGTTGAACTGAATCTCATGACCAACGGAAGGCAGGTCAGCAGCGACGGATTTTCGTATAATGAAAACACTGCCGTTTCCGACCTTGTCGACCTCATAAATTTTCTCGGCTCTCCTCATGCAAAAGAATGGTGCTTGGCGAACGACATTTCCATCCGCCCGAATAGCGACGTTATGAATGTTACAAGCCTCATCAACGACGTCGCATGGGAGTTCAGAGCCAGAGTTGAAATACTTGTTGGATTCACACAGCTTGCAGTTGGTGCGGCTGGTATCATTGCGGAGTCCAGCATCAAGGAAACGACCGATCCCGATACCGGCAAGAAAGACGAACGTGTGGAGCCCGAATGGCAGCCTACTCCGAGCGGAGGCGGTTCGTCTGACCTTGCGGAAGAAGAAACCGGTTATTTCGAGCATGTTATCATAGAAAACTACAAGGAGGATTAAGGCAATGAGCCAGATTAGCGACATTGTAAATGTCCAGATCGAACTGAACACGAACTTCACTTCCACCGACAGCTTCGATCACATTTGCGTTATCGGCCAGCGTCCGAAGAAGTGGACGGATTGGGCTGCATCTACTGCCTATGTGGTAGGCGACGTTGTGGTTTCCGGCACTCATGTATATGCGTGCGAAACTGCAGGTAGCAGTGGTGATGCCGCACCCGACCATACTTCTGGAACTGCAGCTGATGGAACTGTGACGTGGAAATATAAGTCCGAGATTCCTGATGATGTTGGACTGTATGCAAATCTTCAGGAAGTTACATCGGCAGGCTGGGATGCTATGACCGATCCGGTCGGTGTGGCAGCGCGCATCGCGTTCAGTCAGTCTCCTAAGCCTGATGGCTTGTATATTGCGGTCCAGCAGATGGATAGCGATGAACTTGAGCCGGCTGCGAGAACGGCCGAGCGTGCGCTCAGTGTATCCGGCTGGTATGTGCTTTGCACTGCGGGCGTGCAGGAATCCGAGTACCAGGATATCGCTGGCCTGATCGAGTCGTACAACAAGATGTTCATCTACACCTATGTCGGTGATAATGACCCTGTTGGCGACATTTTCTATCGGACTGCTGGATACTATGGCCGTGTATACAGCACACAGAATGCAAGCGACGTTCCGGCAGAAAATAGTCATGTAGGTCTTGCCGTTGCTGCAAAATGCTTGCAGTATGAGCCTGGTTCTGAAACATGGGCGTACAAGACACTGGCAGGCGTTCAGGCTGCTAGTCTGTCGTCCAATGTTATCAACAAACTCAAGGAAGCCAATGTCAACTGGTACGATACGGTTGGCAAGGACAAAATCACTGCGCTCGGCAAGGTAAAGGCTGGCGAATGGATCGATGTTATCCGTCTTCGTGACTGGATTCAGGCAGATATGCAGACGAACATTCTGAATCTGCTCAAAACGAACAAGAAGATTCCGTTCACGTCTTCCGGCATTGCCAGAGTTGAAAACGTCATGAGCGCTACACTCCAGAGAGCACAGAGAAATGGCGGCGTTTGTCCCGATGAATACGACAGCGACGGCAATCAGATTCCCGGATACACGGTCATGGTTCCTGCTGTTTCTGAAATCACTGCTGCGATGAAAGCTGCTCGTACCCTCAGTGATTGCAAGTTTGAAGCATTCCTTGCCGGTGCAATCCATATCGTCAAGATCTTTGGTTCTCTCACTTATTCCGGCTAAGGAGGTTCGGTGAATGTTTACATATGCTTCAAATCAGGTCTTGATTGCGGCTGGTAATCATGCGGTTTCCGGCTATGCAGAAGACAGTTTTATCTCCATCGATGCAAATGGCGATGGCATCATGAAGAAGGTTGGCTGCGACGGCGAAGTTTCCAGAGCAGTCAGTCCCGACAACACATACACCGTAAAGATCGCACTCATGCAGTGGAGCCCGTCCAACAAGTTCTTCCAGGGTATGTATGAGAAGGATCGCACGAGTGGTGACGCTATTTTCCCGCTGCTGATCAAGGATTTGACCGGCGGCGTTCTTTTTTCCGCTGACAGTGCGTGGGTCGGAAAACCCGCGTCCAGAGGCTATGGCAAAGATACGACGAACCGCGAATGGGAAATTGCCACTGGCCCTGCCGTCTATAAGGAGTAATCGGAGGTATTTATGAAACAGTTCGACACAGTCACAAAGAACTTTGGAGGCAATGCCTTTTTTATCCGGCCATTCGGCGCATTTGATGCTGCGCGAATCACCGGTGATCTCAGCTCTACCCTTGTGCCACTGGTATCCGGCCTGATTCCGGCAGTGAGCAATGCAAAAGATGTTGATACGCTTTCCGAAGTCGCCATCGACTACGAAAAGCTTGGGCCGTCCCTTGCAGAGTCTTTTTCAATGCTTGAAGGCGAAAAGATTGAAAAACTGCTCAGAACACTGCTGGTCGACAAAAACAACATTTCTGTCCGACTGGAAGGAGACAGAGACGCACAGCAGCTCACATTTGATATTGCAAACGACATCTTTGCGGGTGATCTGCAGGATATGTTCATGCTGGCCGTTGAAGTTATTAAAGTGAACTTCAACGGTTTTTTCAAGAAACTCGCCGGCCGATCTGGCGCAGCAAAGTCAATCCCGAAAGCGACTACGAACGGTTTGGCGAGCTCGACCTGAGTGCGTTCAACGAGATTGAACTCAGGCTGTATTGTATGATAAAGGCTGGAATTGCCTCAAAGGAAGAACTGGAGAACTGTTATACCCTCGACGAAGCGCTCAAGCTCTATGCCCTGTTCCGAATGGATCAGGACATAGAGTACGGGCTTTCTCTTGACCTAAAAGACGACAGGAGGTGATTTCGCATGGGGCTGATTGCTGCCGTTCTGCAGAACATCATCGGCTACACCGTCGATAAGGCATCGGAGCAGAAGGCACAAAGCAGCATCAAGGGCATTGAGAACCTTGCGAAAAAGGCTCTCGGCTTTATAGGCGTATCACTGTCTGTCGCCGGTGCTACGTCCTTTATCAAATCCTGCGTTTCTGCTGCCTCTCAGGTTGAAGAGATGCAGAATAAATTCGACGTCGTTTTCCAAGGTATTAACGAAGAGGTCGATGCTTGGGCGGAAAATTACGCCGATGCCATAAACAGAAATAAGAACGACATCAAGACCTACCTCGCTGACCAGCAGAACCTGCTCGTCGGTTTTGGCATGACCCGCCAAGAAGGCGCGGAGTTGTCAAAGCAGATGACAACGCTGGCCCTCGACCTCGCTTCGTTTGCGAATATTGATGAGAAGTCATCTGTTGATGCAATGACGAAAGCGGTTATGGGCGAGAGCGAAGCCGCAAAACGACTCGGCGCCGTCCTAAACGAATCCACAAGAGCGCAGGCGATGGAAACGCTCGGACTAAAAGGTAAGTACGACTCCCTTGACCAGCTGACAAAGATGCAGGTCAACTACCAGGCCATCCTGCAGCAGTCCCCGGATGCCATCGGCGACTGCGAGCGCAGCATGGGTTCGTATGAGTCCACCATGCGTGGTTTCAATTCGAAACTCAAGGAGCTCAAGGAACTGATTGGCCAGTTCTTCATGCCGGTTGCCAAGAAGATCCTTGATATCGGCACGAGGGGGATTATCAAGCTCCGCGAAGCCATTACGAAATTCAAGGACTTCGCAGATCGGGTAGGCGGAGCAGAGAGACTTCTGAAATTCCTCGCTGTGACTATCGCAGCGGTCATGGCAGTCCTCAAGTTCGATAAGATCAAAAAAGGACTTAGTGACATCGTTTCTCTGCTCACAAAGATCAATCTGAAAACCCTTGCCATTGTTGCAGGAATTATCCTGCTCGCTCTTATCGTGGAGGATTTCATTTCCTTCATGCAGGGCAAGGAATCCGTCCTCGGAGATCTTCTGAGTGCGAACGGAATCGATCCTGAAGAGGTTCGTGCCAAGATCAAGAAGATCTGGGAATCCGTCAAAACAACGTTCGGGAAGATCAAGGATTTCCTGAAAACGACGTGGGAAAATATCAAGTCTACCGCGAAGAGCATCTGGGAGCCGATCTCGAATTTCTTCAAAGAAAACGGGGATGACATCAAGAACAAACTCCAGCGTGTGTGGAATGCGATCAAAACCATCGTCGTCACGGTCTGGAATGTCATAAAGAACACCATTGTCCAGAGGCTGCAGGACATCAAGGCTGTGATGAGTCCA